AGAAAGTGATGCTCTTCCATAGCTATATCTAAGTTCTTCATATCAACCTTATACTTCACGAGTAGCTCTAATACATCTAGCTTGATCATTGATATAAGACCTTGAATGATAGTAGCTGCTTCATCAACATCTTTCCATCGATGAATATAATCTCTCTCCTTGTTATTGATTTGTTTTATCAAGACATTGAGATCATCAATTCTTTCTTGTAGTTCGTTCATGATTTTCCTTTCCAATTATTCTTTTATAGAATAGCCATAGCCATTCCAGTACCATAGGCATAACCACCAGAAACATTATTACTATCCATAAGGTAATGCCAAAATCTGCCCATTCTTGATTCATGTTACTGCTCCCATCTGTAAAATATGTGACTGTCTATCGTAGTCACTTTTGTTTTTGTTTTGCGCCACGAGGGATAGACATAGTGTGCATGGTAGTGGGTTGATCCCTCAGTGAAATCAACCATGCTGCCATCTAACACTATTGACGCTACTTGTTGTGCCTTCAACCATGCCTGTTTATTCTTAGGTCTATCAGGCTTGCCATCACAATACCAAGAGAACTGACATTTCCCCAAAACAACTTTGTCGTTCTTATATGTAAGTCCTTGTTTAACGACTCCACAAACTGTATTGGGAAACCTATGGTCTTCGACTCTATTCATCACAACTAACGATACTGCCATTTGTGATGCCATGTTCTCGCTCCTAGCTTCGAAATATACGTTAAGAGCAAGACACATCAGAGCTTCAGCCATCATCAGAAAAATGCCCACCTTTCATTATGGCTTGAATTTTGTCATCGACTTGTTTCTTTATGTCTTTAACGTAGTCCTTGGTATTGGGAATAACGTATTCAACTTTGACAACTCTTTTGCCATCATCTCTTACGTCCTCAGTTTTAACTGACCATTCATTTAATGGACATTTATTATGCCACAACCAAAACAATGTTTCGGCTGTGAAATCCTTTTTCTTGTTCATGATTATTGCTCCATCAAATCAGCTTGCACAGTAAAATAATCTCTGTGAACTGTGTCAGTTATTGCGCCATTATCAAAGGAAACGGCTGCATACTCTTCAGTCATTTCAACAGCTTTTTCCTCAGCTTCCTCTTTTGATTTAGCTTCGATCTCTATAACAAAACCCTCTTCATAGGCTATTGCTACTCTAAACTTATTCATTTTTAATCTCCTCCATTCCCACGATCTCAAAGTCCTTTGATCTATCGTGTCCAATGTCCATTTTGAAGTTTTGTCTTGCAACATCATAAGCATTGTTCTCATCGTTAACTTCGACTTCGTATGTATAACTAAGGCTACCTATCGGTGCGAAAGTTACTTTAAACTTTTTGTCTTTACTCATTCCAATCCCTCCAAGAAATTAATTACGTTATCGATAGATTCACCCACGCTTGTGTATCCTCTTTTGTAGGTAATCTGAAACTCTTCATCTACACAATTAGGCAAGTGTTTAAGTTTTACGTTTACCATGCCACCTGATATCTGCACTTTAACAAAGTCAGCTATCCTTCTTAAATCCTTCATAGTAGACACTGCGTGATCTAAGTCACCTCTATTAACATCAAGTTTTACCATTTTGATTTTCCTTCTGTTTTAGTTCTTTATTGATTTGTTTTGTAAGCCACTCTCTATGCAGCCTTTTATTAGAAACCACCTTCAACCTGTTATCAGGTTTTTGGTTGATCACTTTGGTTGTCAGTGGTTTCTTCTTCATCTAAGAGTAGCCATAAATATAACAGATAGTTTTCTTGATCTAACCCAAGAGTATCAAACTCTTCAGGAAATATGAACTCCATCTGTTTACTCATTAGTTAACCTTGATTATCAGGGTTAACTATTTCTTCTTCACAGCATTTGTTAGCTGCTTCCCATAAATCTTTCATGGAGTCGTAGTCATCAAAATTGAAGAAGGTGCAGCCTGCTCCAGTTACGCTGAAGACATAAGGCTCTTTTAACCATATCTGCAAGTCAAAACCACTTTCTGTTGTTGCTTCTGATATGTACTTTTTAAACTTTTTCTTTAACATAATCACTCCTTTCTTTTGTTGGGTTAGTTTTTAGATACAAACTTTCCTTGGTTGGTATCCTTATATACTCTCTTGTTAGCTTATGTTTAAAGTGTAGATAGCCATTGTCTTTACTCATAAGCATATAGCCTTGAAGTATCTCTTCACTTGCGTATTCAAACGCTTCTTTTATTTCTTGTTGATTCATTTGATTATTCTCCATATCCTTCAGGACAACAGTCCTGACAATACAACTCATCTTTATACAAGAACCCATTCTCAGCGTATGCAAGCTCTCCACAGTCAAAGCACTCTCTATCGTAAATGTAACTAACACACTCTATTTTTGTGGGTGCTACATATTCAATGCTTGTAAAGGTAACTTCTCCACACTCTTTACAATCTTCGTAGCTCTCACCTATTTTAAAAAATGTTTTTGATATGTTTTTAACCATTGTTTATTTTCCTTCTGTTTTTATTTTCTTGGTTGTCTTCTATTTAAAATATTGTCTAACTCGAATGAAGAAAATCTAAACTCTTCAAATTCTTCTAGTTTAAAACTTCTCCACTCTGTTACACCTAACTTGGCTAAAAGATAAAACCTTTCAGTAGTATGATCTCTTTTAATTTCTCTAATTTCGAGCCATTTTCCTGACCAAAGTTCTCCATCTTTTTTTCGTTTTGCTTTACTTAAATTCATTTGATTTTCCTTTCTTAATTAGTTTTTGGAATGGCTAGTAAAAAGAAGAAGCCTGAGTTAATAAAAAATATTATTCCCATGACTGCACATACTGAGTCCTTTAATCGATCAACTGTAAACAGTCCTTCCATTGCTGTGCTATCCATTGAGTCTGCCATAACAAACACAATCATTAAGCTAACAACACCCATAAGTATCATTAGCAACCTTGCTGCAAATTCTAGTTTAGTCATTTTATTTCCTCATTTCTTTTATTTCTTTGTTTATATTTTGTAATAGTTTCTCGATATCATCGGAGTCACCTATCTCTTCAATGCTATCTGAAGAACAATCTAACTCTTCAGCAATCCATTCTTTTTCTTCTTCTTGCCAATCTGGAATATCTTTTTCTGTTCCAAAAGTTTTATCAATTCCACTATCGGCATAGACAGTTCGCATGAAAATTTTAGTCATTTTATTTAGTCCTTTCTTTCTCTGTTAATTATATTCCAATCTGGTGCTTGCTCTAATTTACCATTTGAGTAATTACATTCTATCTGGTCTATTTGCTCTTGAGTTAGCATCTTCTTTTTGTTTGCTAAATCTTTACGCATAGAGTCTACTAATGGTTCAAGCAGCTCAAGTATATCAACAACCCTATCAATATTTTCCTCTCTATGAGAGTTGCCTTGTATGATATGCACGTTGTTTTTTATCTTGAGAAGTGAGTCTAGTCTGTTGTCTATTACTTCAGCTTGAGCGAAGTACAACTTTTGCTTTTCTTGTTCAAGTGCCTTTCGTTGACTTTCAACTGAATTTTCCCAGTTCTCAATTTGAGATTCTCTTCTCTGTTTAAATCTTGAAGCATTCGTATTATCTCTTATGCCACCTAAAGAACCATCTTCATATATTTTATCCATTTTATTTTCCTTTCTTGGTTGTAAGGCAGCCGTTAAGCTGCCTTGTTATTATTTGCTTTTTCGTTTAGATCGTGCATGAAGTCCACGCCTTGGCTTGCTAAGGTGCAAGCCTTGAATATGGCTTTCTTGTTTTCCTTCAGGCACTTAGACCAACTATCAAGATACGCTATAGTGTCTTCGCTTGGCTCCTGTAGTAGTCCAAAATCGGACATCAGGAAGGCTGCACCAAGTTCCGCTACTAACTCTTCAAAAGCATACGAAGGTCTATCATATGCGCTTAAACCACGCTTGAGCCTATGATCTGAGCCTGTCCAATGTAAAAATTCATGACACCTGACACTATACGCTGCTGAAGAACTTGAGAATCTCTCAAACTTAGGCATATGTATTGAGTCATCGGAAGGTCTATAGAATGCGCCACCATTACTTTCAAACTCCTTCGCATTTTGATTGCTAAAGAACTCTTCAATATAATCAATCTTACTATCTTGATTTTGCTCTAGTTCTTTTTCATCTTGCTTACTTGGAAAAAACTTTTCTGGTAAGCCTTCAACTTGGCAAGCATTAAACACTGTAAAAGTTCTAAGCATAGGAATGCCAACTTCTTGTACAGTTTCAACACCATTAGAGTCGGTTGTCTTTTCTTCTCTAGTGAGCTGCTTATAGAAGACAACCATAGTTCCTTTAGAACCTTTTATAACCTTGCCACCTAATTCCTGAGCTTGTTTAAACGTCATGAAGTAAGGGGAATCGAAGCCATTAATACTTGCTGACATCATAAGCAGCAAGGCGTTTATGCCTTTATAAGGCGTACCAAATGGAACAGATCGTAAAGGTCTAGATATTGCTTTGCCTGACTTCCAAGACTTAGTCCAGTTTAACTTGATATTGTTAGCCTTGGCATAATCTAAGGCTTCTAATACTTGATTTGTTATTACTTGATACACATCTTTTTTCTGTCTTTTAACCATTGTTTGTTTTCCTTCTATTAGTTTTTTATTTATTAGTGAAGGCAGCTTAATTGCTGCCTTCCTTGTTTATTATTGAATCAATAAAACCATATTTTGGTCTGTTATCCATTAGATATTGAAGATGCGCTGACACTTCAAAAGGGTTTTCTTTATAGACTTCATTCCTAATTTTTTGTAAATCATCAGGGTTGATATCAAATAATTTAGCCAGTCTATTAACCACTTCTTTTAAAATTTTAGAATTATGAAAATGCTTTTCAGAATCTCTTGACTTGTTAATTCCAGAATTAATTTCATCGTTCATTTTTAGTTGAAGTTTTTCTATTTCAGCTTTTAGCTTTTGGTTTTCTAAAACTAAAAGTTCAATATGTTCCATGTTTTCTGTTTTCATTTGTTCACCTTTCTTAATCTGTTGAAACTTCATTTACGACTTGCTCACCTATAATGTAGGCGTACATATTCACCACCTTTTCAGGTGAAGAAAAATCTGTGTAGACTTCACCGAAGTTGTCCATTTCATAGTCTTTAATTATGTTGATTACGTTAAAGACTTCTTCACCTAACCATTGAGTAGCCTTGTATGAGCCAATGATATAGTAGTCTACATTGAAGGCGTGATGATGTAGATCATCTTTATTTTCTTGAATCCAGTCTTCATCTTGCTCACTTAAAAAGTCTACATAGTGGCTCTTAATTTCATCATATTTGTATACTGTGTTTTCCATTGTTTCGTTTCCTTATTTGATTGATTGGTTACTAGTCGTTTGAGTGGCTGCTTTTTTTCAGCCACTCATTTAATTAATGTTTAGATTTCGTTGTGATAAACTTTATTGCACGTTGAATAAATGATATTTCCAACCATATCTAAAAGAGCGTTTAAATCTTCATCGTTCATTTTAGCAGCTAAACTTTTTAACGCTGCGTAATGCTCAATATCAGTTGTTAAAGTTTCCTTAAGGTCTTTAACTGAATGCTCTTTTATTTTTCTGTGATCTTCTTTAATTACGTCAGCTAGTTTTGAAAATGGGTTTGTCATATTTTGTTTTCCTTCTCTTGTTAACACCATAAAGAAAGCAGCGTGTTTGTTGGTGGCTGCTTTCATCATGAAGCTAACTTGATAGGTGCTTTTATAGTCTAAGTCAGGGGAGTCCGTATCGCTGTGCCTATCTTGTTGAGACCTTTTTCTGAAATATGATAGCTATCATAAACGATCAGTCTCTAAGTGTAACGAACCTTGGTTATCGAGTCCGTGCCTACGTCTATCACTGGCAAGGTGCATATTGTTTGGAGTACCAGTCCAAGGTGTTTGCGGTGTGTGTCCTTTCTGTGTCGTTGCTGTTGAAACCATTTATTGATTCTTTTTTCAAACGTGTCAACAACAATCGTCAACATAATCTAACAACAATGTTCAACAAAATACAACAATAGCCAATAAAAAAAGGTGTATGAGCTTGATAAAAAAAATTTAATAAATTATGTTAAAAAGATTAGAAACCATAGAAAAAGGTGTTGAAATGAGCGAATCAGGCAGTAAAAAAAACAAGCCAAAATTAATGGTTGTAAAACCTGAAAAAGGGCTAACAGCGAAGCAAGAAAGATTTGCTCAATTAGTAGCCCAAGGTCAATACAGCTATAGCAAATGTTATGAAATGGCAGGTTATGAAATAGCCAACATGAAAAGAAAAAGCGTGAATGAATTGGCTAGTCGTTTGAAGGTGGTGGTAACGTCAAGAGTGAATGAGATAATAGAAGCTAACAAGGGTCTAGAACGCTCAAGAGCTGACACCCTAAAAAACTATGTAGAAAACAAGCTAATGGAAATCGTTGAATCATCAGAGCAAGACTCTAATCGCGTTGCTGCGCTTAGTCTGTTAGGGCGTAGCGTTTCCATGTTTTCGGATAAGATAATTGAAGAATCTAGCGATAATAAAAGCGTGTTTGAGTTAGAAGAGCAGCTAAAACAGAAGTTAGAAAAGTTAAAAGTCATATAAAACAATGACTTAGCTGCAATAAGGCGCATAATCTACATTATGTTATTTTTTTTTGGCACTAAATCACCTAAAAACCATAAAAAATAGACCCCACCTACCCCCACCCCCCATGTATACGCACACACATACACGCATATATATATAGTAATATGCTCAAACAATTTGGTAAAAAATGCCAAATGTCACTTTGACGTTAATAAGGTATCTATTTTGTTTTCTAATCTGGATAGGTGTTCAAACAATCGGTTGATATCATCTTTGTGTTCAACCTTGTTCATGTATTGCTCTCTGGTTTTGTTTAGGAGAATGTCGATACGTTTTATTTCGTCACGTTGGGTTTTGATGTACCACGCTAGTGGAGCTATCACTAAGGTGATTACAAGGTTCCACATTAAGAATGGTTCAATTACCACGATAAACTCCTTTCATGTTTTACATGGTATACCATGTTTCTTTCCAAGGTATACCATAATACATATTATTTCATAATATGTTTGGTTAATCATGGTATGTGGTATACCATGATATATGGTTAATCATATCTGTAAAGGAAAATCTTTTGTCTGAATACAAGAAATACCATTCCTCTGATAAAATGAAGAAGGAGAGGGCGTTACGGAATAAGAACCGTAGGGCAGCGATACGCCAAGGGAAAGTCAAGAAGGGTGATGGGAAACATATTGATCACAAGGATGGCAATCCTAAAAACAATAGGAAAAAGAATCTTCGTGTGATATCAGGTAGGAAAAACCGAAAGAAGCAATAATGGAGTTATCCCAGTTTAAGGATAAGATTGATTTACTTCCTCTTGATCAAAAGAGGGAGATATTGGAATTACTAGAGAAGTATGAAGAAGCCAAGGACAGGGAGAGTGCCAAGGAGAGCTTTCTGCCTTTTGTGCATATGATGTGGTCGGCATTTGTTGGTGGGTCGCATCACAAGATTATGGCTGAGGCATTTGAGAGGGCGGCACGAGGGGAATTGAAGAGATTGATCATTAATATGCCCCCACGCCATACCAAGTCGGAGTTTGCTTCTTATTTGTTTCCTGCGTGGTTTCTTGGACAATACCCAGATAAAAAGATTATTCAAACGGCACATACGGCTGAGTTAGCTGTGGGTTTTGGCAGGAAGGTCAGAAACCTAATACAGTCACCAGATTATCAAAAGATATTCAAAGGCATCACTTTATCGGCTGATAGTAAGGCTGCAGGACGGTGGAGTACGAATAAAGGTGGTGATTATTTTGCGATTGGTGTTGGCGGTGCTGTAACTGGTAAGGGTGCTGATGTTTTGGTGATTGATGATCCCCATTCGGAACAGGACGCACAGTTAGGGCAGTATAACCCAGAGGTGTATGACAAGGTGTATGAATGGTATACGTCAGGACCACGGCAGAGATTACAACCAGGAGGAGCGATTATCTTGGTGATGACACGATGGGCAAAGAGAGATTTAACAGGTCAGATACTCCGAAGTATGGAAAACAAGGCAGGGATTGATGATTGGGAAGTTATTGAGTTGCCTGCGATTATGCCGTCAGGAAAGGCACTGTGGGGAGAGTTCTGGAAGCTAGAGGAGTTGGAAAGTCTAAAAGCAGAACTGCCAGTTGCCAAATGGAATGCTCAATATCAGCAAAATCCTACATCCGAAGAGGGAGCGTTAATAAAACGAGAATGGTGGCGATTGTGGGATAGCAATACCCCACCTGCCTGTGAGGCAATAATCCAGTCGTGGGATACAGCGTTTCTGAAAACAGAACGTAGTGACTATAGTGCGTGTACCACTTGGGGTGTTTTTTATCATCCTGATGAAACCACAGGGATAGAAAAGACACATTTGATATTGCTTGATTCGTTTA